GCACTTTTGAAAATTTTCGGAAGTTGCCTTTGAGTCCTTCTACCGTGAGGTAGATTCCAACCCGCGAGGGTTGTAGGGCAAAGGTTTCCTACTTCTGGTTCACAGTGAACCATCAACAGCGTTGAAGGTAGGTTAGGTTGAAGAGGTCAATGGCCTCTTCAGAAATAATAGGTTCGCTTGCGGGGTCAGTCCTTTCGGACGGCTGCGCACTGCACTTTCGATTCATGTTGAATCGCAAGTTATCTATTATTACTGAAGATCACTTACATGACTTTCAAACACCTAATCTACCACGGAACTCTTCAGTCCCTGCTGTTGACGTCCCATCTTGGGTCGATCAACGCGTTCTGATGCCTTGTTCCTAGACACCAGCCTCGCTTAATCTTTCCGGACTCCTATTCTAGGATCGTAACGACAGGTAACAACCATCGTCGTCGGAAAGTGGCAGCGTAACAGCATAGGTCCCGATCTTCATCGGCCTATACACCTGCTGGTTTTAACTGTTGATTCTGAAGTTTATGGGAAGAGGCTAATGGCCTTCTGAATAATCAGAATCGCTTATATAGCTTTCCCAAGGAAAACTCCATGACTTCAGGTTGAGCTCGAGCTAACCATTGAATGGTTCGTCGGGTGCTTTATAGGTAGGTCTTCTAGAAGACACCATGAAGAAATGAGATATCCAAACTTTTGCAAGTTTGAAGTCCCTAATCTTCATTTGTGCTTCTTCTCTTCTCACGAAGAGATCTTTCGAAGACACAGGTAAGTTCTCTAATCTTTCGAATAGAGCCTCTACCTGATTAATCACCTCTTCGACTTTATCTAAGTCGATAGCAGGTGATACTACTATAGCTTCCATCTCTTCTCTCAGTGTTCGTACATCTGAAAGGACATCGAGGAACGCCGTTCTGTATACTGTAGAGTTGATTTCTTCTAGCACATGACCGAGATCATCCAATTGTTTTAAGATTGGAAGATTAGGATCTGCGTAGATGTCGTCAAACCACAGTACAGGCGGTGCAGTCGGACTTGAATACTTACCATAGTATTTTGTCACAGTCACCCGTTTTCTAATTTCGGACCACATAGGCAACTCGGAATCGAGTTTACTTAATAGGTCTTTAATTATACTTCTGGTGTAACTGTGCATTACCTCCATGGCAGTATCAGGTCTAACTGTTCTTACTTTCGAGATAGATCTCGAAAGCAGGAAATCTTTGATGCCTCTCGGAGCGACTCCAAGAGGAGAAACGTAAGCTAAAAGCAGGTTCATCCATCTTTTTCCCATTGCCTGGAAAGGCCGAGTGTGTCCGGATAGAGTTCTCCATCCGGCTCCGTGCAGTCTTAGGAATTCCGCAGCAGAAAGTGAATACTTTCTGGCGAACTCAAGACCAGCTTCTACAACTTGTATAGATACCCAATACTCAGTAAAGGGTACCGCGGACACATCGTTATTTCTAACGAAAGTTCGTTTCGCAAATTCTAGAGCTGTTCCAGAGGAAGATAGAAGGCTTTTGGCCAATCCTATCTGAACCCCTAACTCAGCACAGATTTTAACATACTCGTCCGCAGTAGCTTTATCGGCGATAACAATGTCATCACCGAGTATAGCGTAATGCGGAAACCAGGAACTAGATGAAACTACACCTGCTCTATGAGCAGCCCACTGAACCATAAAATGGTGAGTGAATGCAAGCATTCCCCAACTAGTCAGCGCTCCCATAGGTTGGCCTGCTTCATAAAATACTTCGTCAACGTCTATACCATAGTCGTTGCCGGGTACTTTATAAGCACGTCCAACCAATAGAGTTGCCCATATAGTAGCAGCCCAACTACCCACGAATCTCGCGAGTAATTGTTGCTGAACTAATATAGGTAACCTATCGGTAGCTGCTGATAAGTCAAAGGAATAGAATGGACCTTTCGATCTATTCTTTAATAATGCATTCACTGGCCGTAGCTGATCAAGTGTCCCATCCTGAGGTATTCTGTCGAGTACTGCTAAAATGGCATTCCACAATGGCTTAAATAACCACTGTGTGAATGGATCCACCATAGCAAATACTCTAAGTTTACCTGCTGCTTCCTCTTTGAATCCGAGTTTACCGAGGTCAGCAGTGTACTCTGCTCTAACATTAGAGAGAGACACTTTTGACCATGATTCGATTCTGTTAATCAGGTATGTATTACCCGTCATGTTACACCAGTCCTTAAAGAACTGGAATAACATAGGGTTTTCCAACCATGATTTAGCAGAACAAATCAGACTAGCAGGAGATGTTGAGACAGGGGTCTGATGATCCTTATCTAACGCTCTCGCTGCCGGTCCG